CAACCACGAACGACGTAGCGCCTGCGCCGGTGTTGTATGGAATCCGATTGGCTGCGCCTCCAGCAATGTTGGTGGCCGTCCCAACCGTAATGGTTGCCAATGACGTAGATCCAGTGCCGCCGCTAGCTACAGGCAAAGGAGCGTCTAGTGTGGCTGACCCTACCCGAAGCGACGGGAAGTAGTTAACCACTGCAATTACGCTAACCCCATTAACAAACAGATGCGCGCGCTGACCGTTCGGTACAGTAATACCCGATCCGGCCAAGGTCTTGACAACAATAGACTGGCCGCCGACCGTGTTGTTATGAATCAGGTACTGTTTTTCGATGGTCGGGACAATAAAGTTGCGCGTCGTTGAAATCGTCCCGACAACCTCAATAACCAGATTGCGCTGTGCTTGCGAGCCAACGGAGTCTACGTAGGTGGCGGCCCAATCATAGTCATTGTCTAACGGGAACGTCGCGGTTGCCATCCCGGTGATGGCTTCCTCAAAGACGTTCTCGAAGTTGTCGTTGGTAGTCGTGCCCCAGGCATCGGTTTGTTCGCCAACCGCGATGAGCTCAATCTTAAGATTTGGAGAGTATGAACTAGGCATTCTTTTTGTCCTGCGATTTGTTTAGGCCACACCATCGGCAAGATTGTCCGCCAACGCTGCTACCTCTTTGACTCGACGATCCCAGCCGCCTTTGTGGGTCTCCCAGTTCTTGAGAGTCTGCATGTAATTTAACCGGGCTTTGCTGAACCGGTCGATCAGGTCATCTACGTTTAAATTGGAAACCGCTGCCAAAGTTGCAGGGCCAATAGCTCCGTCAGGCCTTGCTCCAACACACTCTTGCAGAACCATCGCAGCTCTTCCCGGACCGGAGTTAACCCCCATATCAAAGACCATGTAATCTACTCCACGCGGAAGAGAGTCGGCTTTGATGATATCCCAGTACAGCTTCTTATAGAAGGGCTCTACCTTCTCGCGGGTTAGGCCTCGCATCTCATCATGCGTGACTTGCCTGCCTACGTAGTCTTCCCACGCTTTTTGCGTGACGCCAAGGTTTGTACACCCGGGCCTGCCATCAGGAAGGAGGTTCCCAGGGTCCCGCGGATCATCCGTGAACCCCCCTTCATGCTCCATCAGCTTGTCAAAGGCAATTGCCCAGGTCTCTTTCATTTCTTGCCACCAAAGATCTTCTCGGCGGTTCTGCCGCCAAAATAAGCCAGCATAATCAACTGACCCCATTCACCTAGCAGTTTGACGTAAGACTCGTTCACGCTGATGCCAAATGCAGATGCAGATGCAAACACGAAGTATGCGCCGAGAATGGCGATGAGGGTTAGCGGTCGAATGTTCTTAGACAGCCATGAATCGCTGCCCATATCTGCTTGCCAACGCTCGGTTGTGTTGGTCTGCTCAACTTCAAAGAGCTTCGTGTCATTCGCCATCTTTGCCAGCTCACCGCTCTTCTCTAAAGCGGCAAGTTCGTGCTTGGCCTTGGCGGCTGTCTCTGGATCAGGCAGCACACGGTCAAGAATCTTAGAACCTACTTCAAGCAGCGGACCGAGTGGCAACATTGGTTTTGTCCTATTAATTTGATAGGTTGAACGTCAAGTTTTTGTGCCTCGGATAGGTAACCACCCGATCTCCTTCAGGGCACTTGTACTTGATCGTTGCTAGCAGAGTTGATCGCCCAGCAGCCATATCTGTTTTGACTGTAAGCGTATAAGTAAAGGTGTCTATTTCCGGACCAGCCGGGCCAGAAAATTTTGGGTTTGAGGACACCGCCTCATGGACAACCCCTTGGCCGTCTCGTATTGCCGGCACAAAAGACTCCACTGAACAATCGTCGCGCTTCTTAATTCTTGCCACCGTTACCGTGATCGGGCTTCCAATCTTCGCCGGCTCAATACTAAAGTGCTCAGGTGCCCATTCAATGATGGCGCGGTCCAGCCAGCCAATTTTGTCAACGAGTGTGTACCCACCGCCAAGGGCTGCGACACTGGCGGCTACAGCGCCCACAGTCTTTGGAATATCAATCACATTATTCTCCAAGCCTCTAACCGCTATACGGTGTTAATCACAGTCCACGTGTTGCTTGTAACTGAGTTGACATTTGACCAGCCTGGAACTTGATTGTTATTAATAGGCTCCCAGGCATCACGAGCGCTAATTGAGTCTGTTGGAACAAGTAGTTCAACAACGCCAGCTGTCGTAAGAGTCCCGCCAACAAGCTCATCGCTAGCGCTTATTGGCTCGAGAACGCTTGCCGTGGCAGCCAAGGACGTGCTTACAGAATCTACCGCAGCAATTGATTCGGCTATTAGAGCAAATATAGGTAACTGCGCATCAATAGAGTCTGCTGCCGTAATTGACTCATCAATCGGCGCAAGAACGAGCGTGTCTTCGTCAAAAGAGTCTGTTGCAGAGACAGCCTCTATTACATCGGCAACCAGAGAGGCGACCGACGAAATAACGTCTGCTGCAACAACAGACTCTAGTATTGCATCTGAGTACGATGCGCCTGTAGCCGTTTCTTCGGCAAACGCAACTTCACTAAACGCAGATTCGCCAAAGAGCACAATTCCCCCCTGTTACGGGATAGCGCGTTTACGGGTTATACACAGGCCACTCAACAACCCATGGAAATTTTTCTTGGGTTGGCACGTCTGCCAAGGCCTGCACATGCGCGTCCATCTTGTTTATGGCATCCACTTGTGGAAGACCGAGACGTGCATTGCGTGCGTGACGAGCATATCGCCATTCAAACTCTTTGATCTGTCTGTCTCTCTCTTGACGCTGAAACCGAGCCTGATTGGCTAACGTGACCTCTCGTCCAGGGGTGGGCTGTTGCACCCAAGAGCACATCCAGCCATCTGCAGTTTTTTGAGCCGGGCCGATTGTATAGATATACCCATCCTGAGGATACGGCGCAGATGACACTCTTGCAAATCCTGCGTCTGCAAGTTGCCTATCAGTCATGCCTTCCGGATAAATTTGCTTGTTTGTCATTGCGCTTACGGCCTGAGCCGTAAGCACATTTGACACAGCTTCGTTGTCTTGTACTTTTACAAACAATGCCACGTTCATCGTTGCCTCATTAGGTATAGGTATACCACAACACCAAATTATGCGATGCCGACGAGCCAATATTTAAAATTGGGTTGGATGCGGACCAAAGGTTTACCTGACTGCTGTTGCCAGTAAAGTAAATATCTGTACAGTTTAACGGGGCGCAATAAACATAATCTAAAATTGTGCAATTAGTTGCCGTCAATGTATTTGTATAATCTCCGCCATTACAGCGCACAACGCCAAATCCATGTTGGCCAGTTCCAAGTACAGGCCACCCGCCAGCAACAACATTTGCCCCCGTAAAAGATCCTGGACTATAAGGCGCATATACCAGAAAGTAACTTGAATTTGAATAAACTGAAGGATAAATTACAAATAAAATTCCTATATAAGCATAGCCAGCTGTGTTGGATACATACACCGGGCTCGACAAACTAGAAACAGGATTATCTAAATATGTTACACCAAACGACGCGATTCCAGTGTAGCTCCACGACCCTGGCGACGGCCCCCAAGACCCTCCCAATGAAAATCCCGAAATCATGACGGCAGAAGCAAGAATGCTGAAATCCGAAGGCATTGCTATTTGCTGATTTCCATAACCATAGTCGTCATAAACATAGTTATACCAACCCGGCGTCGTAACTGGTGTGGTTCTAATTCCAACATCGCCAATTCCGTTATTAGTAACAACAATGCCAGGGCCGCCAGAAATTTTTGCAACGCCAAAAGGCCTCCACTGGTTAGACGAATTCCTTCGATAAAATTTTGGCGATCCAGTATCTGCGTCACCTACAACAATCGTTCCAGGGATAACAGGCAGCGTTGATCCTGGCGCGTCCCACGCCGAGAAAGACGGAATACGGTTATACGCCTGAAAATACTCGCCTCGTACTCCAGAAACACTTGACGTATACCCGCCAGATGCATCGGCACTATATGGCGCATATGATGTGTAATAACCTGTAGCGCCACTACTATAGTTCCAATCTGCCCCGTTGGCAGACAAATAGCGAGTGACATTTGCATTTGGAGCTTTAAACAGCCCGTTTTCGACCACCGAGCTAGTTAAGCTTGCGGTTCTGGGGTCCCCAGTAATCGCCGAAACCCCCGTACTAGACATTCCAGCGGAAGACGACGTTGTAGTACCACTGAGCGTATGCGACGAGTAATAGCTTGGAGATCCGTACGCCGGAATCTTGATCTCTCTTGAAATCACTCCAGCGCTGGTGTCCTCTGCAAACAATTCATACGTGAAGGTTTGATCGTACGCATTGAACTGTTGCGCTGCTGGTTGCGTTACAAAGATGTTTTTCACACCAGCGGAGAAGTTGACAGCAGACCCAGTAGAGCTTGAAATAACCTGTGATCTGGTCAGAGTAGAAGCCCCAGACAACTGGCCAAATCCAACCTCCCACTCCGATCCTGTAGCGTTTACGATGGCATAGGTAGTGTAGTTGCCAACTCCAACTCCAGAGCTAAACGTTTGAAATCCGGTCACCGCACCGGACAACAAAATGCTCCCGCCAGATCCAGTGTACGACGTGGTCTCTTTGACGCGGTCGGCAAGCACGAATGCCATTTATCAAACTCCAGTGAGTTCGTTTTCTTGAAACCAGCGCTGATGCACTACATCGTTCTGAAACCACTCCACTAGGTACTGGATGTTGCCATCCTTGTCCACCGTCAATTGCTTGACTTCGCCTTGCGGCGGAACAACGTTCAGCGTGACTTGCGCACCAATCTTAAAATTCGCTGCCATGATTGAATCCTTATGCCGAAGCGGTATAAGTGATGCTAAGCGTGTCGCCAGAATTCACTGAGCGGTTGCCGCCAACAAAGTTTCCCGCCGAGTACAACGTCCCACTAGTGCCGCCCTTTGTGTTGCTAGTGGTAAGAAATGCCCCGCCTAGCGTTCCGGACGCGTTGATACTAAAAGAAGTGCCGTTCGTTGACTTAGAACCGGTTGACGCGGCATTCCATGTTGGCGCTGGGCGCGTAGCATTAGAGTAGCTTGTGTTTTCTGTCCATCCCCCGTGGATGGCCATAGTGTCACTTGCGGAATACGACCCGCCAGAGTTGATCAGGCCAAGGTACCACGCAGCGGTGTACGAAGTTCCTTGGAAATATTTATCCAAAAGATCATTCTTGCCAACAGTTACAACCAGATTGTGAATGACATCTGACCACTTCATTTTTCCGTCAACGTCATAGCACTCAACGGTATACGTGCCGTGTACCGATACACCCTCTAGCTGCCCAGAGTTTTGCGTAATTGAAATAGACGATGAATCCACAAGATTCACTCGTTCTCCGTGTTGCTTGGGCGATTCCATTATTGCTCCTATAGCAGCCTACTGCTGTCAATTGCTTGATCGAATCAAGGCGGTTGTTGCCGAAGCAAGCGGCATTTGCACAGTAAACACAATACCTGGGCACGTTTTGTCCGAGCCAAAATCTAGAACTGCAATAGACCGATCCGCTTTGCTAGCGTTATAAATCAGCGCACACCGCGTAGTAAATGTTGCCGGACCCCATGACGCATTGTTAAATGTCACCCATGCCGTATACTCATCTGAGCCAACTACAGCACCAGTTAGGATGACGCCCCCGGCAGAATATCCAGAGCCGCTAATTTCGTTCGTCGTGGAATATGCTGTCGTGGCAGCATTTAGGTTTGCTTCTGCGGTATACAAAGCAATCTTGATGGTGTCTACCAGCAAGTTATGAATGCCCTGGTATAGCTCCGCTTTGAAGCTCGTCGTCTGCGTTTGGACAATCATTTGACTTGCGTCCTTACTTGCCCATCACGATAAGCATCCATGCGCTGCTTGCCGTCACCAAGGTTCTTCAGAAGCGCAAGCGATTGCGTGTACATCTCACTGTTGGCTGCGAATTGCTGCTGATCTAGCTTCAAAAAGCGAGCAGCTTCTAGCACTGTCCCGTTCAACAATGCTGAATCGAAGTGCTCGCCTAGCCACGTCACCCCATCAGGATTACTGACGGCCACCACGGGCACACTAAACGGCGCACTAATAGTCCCGCCAATGTCGGACGCGTCAGCAGACAGGATGTCTCCAACAGCGTAAAACACCCCTGGGTTGGCCAACGTGACAGACGTCACTGCATTCCCGGAAACAACAATCTTCGCAGTAGCGCCCTGTCCGTCTGACCCGCCTGTTAGCGGAACATTGAAATACGTCCCGTTCGCATACCCAGAACCAGGAATAACTGCCCCCAAAGACGCGATTGCGCTTTGAACAATTGACTCTGGGTAATAAAAATAATGCAGCTCGACGTAGTACGACTGGTCAGGCGTCGGCCCAACAATAAACGATAGCGCTGTTTCGTTGTTAGTCTGCGGGCCAAAAATAGCGTAGTGCCTCGGAAGACCTTTGCTATTCGGAGGCGGGTACGCCTCTCTAATAAAGTTCACGTCTTTATTGAGCAGGTACGAATACGCGCCCGTATTGATGTCGCCGCCAACTACGCCAGTGATTACGGCCAAAGAGTACGCCGACAAAAAATCACTGGGCGCAGATAGGTACTGATTGTTGGCGGATAGCTGTCCATAGACATTCTTGCGCAGGTTAGCAAGCTGAACAGTGTTATAAATCTTCTGTTCAGCCTGCCTGGCCAGCATGGCCATCAAGGCATCGGGGAGAGTGTTCTCAACGATGTCCTGGACGTTAACCGACAACTCAGTGTACTGCATGATTACGCCATCGGCCCACGGGCCATCACGCCCTTAGTCGCAGCACCAGTCCCACGAATCTTGATGCCGGTAGTTTTTACGCCCGTCTGGGGGTACCCAGAATTCTTCAGGTCTACCTTGGGAGCCGG